AGGTAGTCCAAAGAGGTAGGTTGGAATGGCCTAGAGATAAACAAGGAAGAGAGCAATATGGAGCTAAACCTGAGTGGATTATGGACGATGGTAGTTTGGATGCTGACAATCCTGATAAAGACTTATATCCTTTTGAGATTGTAGAGCATCCTATTGAAGGGTATAGAAATATCCATGTGTCTGCTGTCGATCCATACCATGTTGATGATGAGTTTGAGGAGATAAAGACTTCTAAGAAATCTAAGAAGGAGTCTAAGGACAGGTCCAAAGGGTGTATGTGTGTGTATAGAAGGTTCGTAAGTCCTGATATTGTGGGGGAGCAAGCTGTAGCTTTTTATACTGACAGACCTTACAGCAAACAGGAGTTTTATGAAAACTGTTTAAAGCTTGCTATTTATTACGACTCCCAAGTGTTAGTGGAATATAATGATGATGGTTTTTTAAAGTACTTTACATCTAACAAGATGACTATGTATTTAAAAGAAAGACCTACTTCTGCTGACAGTCCTTGGAGTATCGCTACTAATAGGTATGGTATCCACATGAAGTCTTTCCAGAAGAGGAGACTTACTGAATTAGTTGATGAATATATAAGAGATCACTGGGAAGATATATTCTTCATGAAGCTATTAAATGAGTTTGCAGTGTATGGAAAGCAGAACACGGATAGGGTGATGGCTTTCGGTATGGCATTGATTCATGACATGGATGCATTGAAGAAAGTCATTGATACAAAGGAAGATGAGAAGAGGGAAAAAGACTTTGTTCCTCACTTCGCTACAGATAATAACGGGAACATTATATCTAATTATTCAGAAAAAAATGATATTTTTGATAATACGAAAAGAAGTCCTAACTTAAATTACAATCTGGATGATTAATAATTAAGGAATGTTAATAGCAATTAATGGAAGATCAAAAAAATAACACAACAGTATTTCCTAGACAGAATATACCTGAGTCCCAAAAGACAGAGCAGTGGCATAGAGATTGTATTCACTACTTTCTAAATCAACAGCAAGTTGAAACCTATGTCGCTAACAAAACAAAAGATTTTGAGAATTACTTAATTGCTGCTGGTGAATTTAACAAAGACCAGTTCAAGTATTTAACTGACATGTATGGAATGACTGCTCCTGCGAGATTAGTTAATTATCCTTTAATACAAAACAAATTAGACTTGTTGGCTGGTGAATTAATCACTCAGCCATTACAGTATTCTGTTAATGTTATTAATAGAAATGCTATTAGGCGTAAGAACGAAGAATTAACAGCTATTGCTGTAGAAACTATATTAAAGCCTGAGAGAAGGAAGATAGAGAAGGTTACTGGTTCTAAAATACCTGACGAAGATTTAGGAATGGAGATTCCTAATGATGTTGAGGAGTTTATGAAGATGAACTACAGGACTAATGTAGAGAAGCAGGTTAGTGTTGGTCTTAAGTATTGCATTGATAAGTGGAAACTTAAAGGGACGTTTAAGAGAGGGTTCTATGACCTTATGATTACTAATAAGGAGTTTTATAGGGTTTATATTAAAAACAGAACTCCTTATGTTGAAAGGTTAGACCCTAGACAAATCATATACGATCAAAACAGCGACCAGGAAACTTTACAAGATTCTATGTATGCTGGTATTGATAACTGGTACACTATAAATGAAATTATAGATAGATTTGAGCTAAGTGGTTCTGTTGTAGATGAGTTAGAAGAGTTGGCTAGTCAAAAGAGTCAATGGTACGCTGATAACAATATCTATAACAGCTATATGACTCCTGACGGAACAAATGCTTTAAGATGTAGGGTAGTTGACATACAGTGGAAGAGTACTAAGATGATTAATTATAAGATTAGTCCTAATAAGTATGACCCATCTATCGACTACCATAAAATGCTTCCAGACGACTATAAGCCTAAAAAAGGAGAGAAGGTTGTTAAGAAGGCAATTGTTGAAGTTAGAGAAGCTATTAAGGTTGGTCACGAGAAACTTATTAAGTTTGGTGCTAAGCCTAATCAGATTAGATATGAAGAGAATTACGCTAATACTAAGCTAGACTTCTTTGGTGTTATCAGAAACAGATTTGCAGGATCTACATTATCTATTGTAGATACTTTAAAGAACATACAGTTGATGTATAACATTGTTATGTTCCATATTGACCAAGCATTAGCTAGGAGTGGTGGTAAAGCATTAGTTTATGATGTATCACAGAAACCTAAGAACATTCCTTTAAGTGATGTTATGTATCATGCTAAGAACTCTGGGCTTATTATGATTAACTCTAAGCAAGAGGGCGGTCAGATGAATACATTTAATCAGTGGAAGGATATTGACTTTACTTTAAGTAACTCTGTATCGCAGATGATCAACTTAAAGATGATGTTAGAAGAGACTGCTGATAAGCTTACTGGTATAACAGCTAGTAGATCAGGGGTTAATAAGACTAGCGATGCTGTAGGTGTTAACGAAAGAAGTGTAATGCAGTCTACGTTAATAACAGCTCCTTTGTTTGACATCCATTATCAATTAGTTGGTGAGACCTTACAAGGCATGGCTAACTTAATGAGATATACTTGGGGTGAAGATGGGTATATGATTAACGTATTCGGTGACATGGGATATGAGACCTTTAAGATTGATAAGGCTGTTTCTTTAGATGAATACGGAATATTTGTTCAAAATAACTCTAAAGAATTAGAGCGTAAGAATACTATGATGCAGATGATTAATAACTTCTCTAGTTCTGGAGCTATTGATCCTATTGCAACTATTAAAGCTGTTAATGCTGATAATGCAACTGATTTAGAAGCCATATTGACTACTGGGCTAGAAGCTGTTCAAGCTGCTCAAACTCAGATGGAAGAAAGAAAGATTGCAGCTACAGAAGCAGCTAATGAAATTAATGGTCAGAAAATTAACGTATCTTTAGATACGGCTAAGATTAAAGCTGAGACAGATATGGAGATTGCTAAGCTAGAGTCTGAGACCGACTTGATAATAGCTAATGCAAACTCTGAACATAAGGAAGATATGCAGGAGGCTGGTAGAAAGGCTGACTTAGATAAGATAATGCTAACAGATTCTAACCAAGCTCGTGCTGCTGAGATGTCGGCTTTACAGGGTGGGGGTCATGAAAAAAAAGAAAACGAAAGTGAAGAATAAGTAAATGAGTAATAATTAAAAGTAAAAGAAAATGGCAAACGAAGAAAAAGAAAACAATGAAGCAGCTCCAGTGTTGAACGCTGATGAAGCTAGTAATGAAAATGCAGGTGGCGAAACTTTAGCTAATAGTGTTGGTAGTGAGGTCGTGGAAGCTAGTGTAGAAACTAGTGTGGATAATAACGAAGAGGCTGAGCCAGCAGAATTTGACCCTCAAGCTTTTGCTGGAGTAGGAGAGCCAGCAGCAACAGATGAGAACTCTGAAGTAGAGGCTGAAAACACAGAAGAGAAAACAACAGAAAATGCTGGGACTGATAATGATGGTGGTGATTCAGACGATGGGGATGATTTTGTATGGCCTGACTTACCTACTAACAGTAGTGAAGAAGAGAATAAAGAGGTTTCGTCAGAGGAGAAACAAACTGAAAGTACTGAAATTAAAGATGAGAATAGCTCTCAGGAAGCTGAAGGTACGACTTTAACAGACGATCAGTTTAAGCAATTTGCTAAAGATTTAGGATTAGAAGCTAACAACTTAGAAGAGGTAAAAACTGTTTTAGATGATCTTGTAAAAGAGAACAAACAGCTTAAGGAAGAAGTTCAATATAGCGGTAATACCAATAAAAAGATTGAAGATTTAGAAAAATTCCTTAAATTAGATGATGAGAACCTGATGAGAAAGAGTTTAGAGGCTGATGGATTGACAGGTGAGAAGCTAGACAATGCGATAGAAAAGTATACTAATACTGGTTTATTAGATGTCGAAGCGTTAAAAGTAAGAAGTACATTAGACAAGGCGATCCAAAGTGAACGCCAAGCTATAGTTAAAGGCCAGGAAGCTGAAGTTGCAAAGCAACAAGAAAGCAGAATGGAATCGGTTAAATCGTTTACGGAGTACATGCAAAGCCAAGACTCTTTATTTGGATTTAAACTAACAGGTGATCCTGACAACCTACCAAAAGTCAGAGAGAACCATGTTGAGTACGTTACTAGTGGTAAGTATCTTTCAGAGATTACTTCTAGTGAAGAGAACTTAGCGCAAAGTAGTTGGTTGTGGAGAAACAGAGAAGTATTACAAAAAGCTTTCTCTAACAACGGACGACAAAGTGGTAGAGCAGAAATTTTAAATAAGATAGGAAATCCAGAAAAAACAACCAGTACCACTTTTAGTGAGCCTGGAAAACCAAATGAGTTTGACCCTCAAAAATTTATGAACGGTTAAATATTAATTAAAAAAATTTAAATTATGAAGTTTTATTCAGGAACGTACGGTAAAGAATCCGTACAATCGAATGCTTTAGTTACTGGACTTTTAAAGTACCCAGAAATCTCAAGCAAATTGATTAAGCAATATCCTCAGTATTCTCTTACTTATTTTGTTGATGGTACATCAAGATTCGCTAAGGAAGAGATTGTTGGTGATGTTAAGGTTCAATGGGCTATTCAAGGTCGATTAAACAAACCTTCTACTTGTACTGGTGCATTAACTGGAACTGGTGTTGCAGGTTCAGTATTCACAGTAGAATTTGAAGAGAATTTCTTTAACCCTAACGATGTTGTTAGATTTAAAGGAGGTATTCAAGCTATCGTTTTAAGTGAGCCAGTTACTTCTGTAGGTGGATTTACATTTAGAATGAAGTTACAAACTAATGATCCAACTTTAACTATTGGTGCTGCCAATGCTGGAGCTGGTCTTACTGCTAACACTGTTGGTTCTTCTTTCGCAGAAGGTTCTGATAGAGGTTACGAGAATCATGCTTACCCAGACTGGTACGTGAACTATTTAAGTATTACAAGAAAAAGTAAAACTATCTCTGGTTCTGCTTTAACTGATATTACTTGGATTGAAAGTAACGGTCAAAAGTTATGGTACTTTACTTCTCAAGAGCAAACTCAAGAAGAGTACATGTATCAAAAAGAATTGAAATCTTGGTATAACATCTCTACGATGGATGCTAATGGTGTTTCTTCTGTATTTGATGACTTAGGTAAGCCTATCATTGATGGTGACGGTATCTTGAAGCAAATTGATTCTTCTAACGTTGATACGTACAATGGTACATTGACTGAGAAGAGGTTAACTGACTTCTTAGCTACTCTTTCTTTGAACACTGGTAGAAAAGGAAATCATTGGATGGTGTTTACTGGTACTGCTGGTAGAGTTGCTTTCCACGAAGCTATGAAGGATTTAGTATATCCTGATGGAAACCTTATCTATGATGCTCAAGTTGGTGCTGAGACTGAAATCGGAGTTAACTTTGTAACCTACAATGCTTTAGGTCACAGAATGACTTTAGTTGACTGTCCATTATTTGACGATCCTAACTTGCATTCAAATGATATTGACCCTGTTTCTGGTTATCCAAAAGAATCTTTTAGAATGGTATTCTTAGATTTCGGATACAAGAACGGAGCTAGTAACATTGAAAGATGTGTTAAGGGAGCAAACGGAATGAAGAGATCAATGATCATGAAGTACATCCCAGGAATGGTTAATCCTTTCGATCAACAGTCTATGACTGCTGCTAACGCAAGAGATGGATTTGACTGTGAGTGGTTAGATGAATCATGTATGATTGTTAGAAATCCGTTGTCTTGTGGACAATTGATATTTGCATAGTATTAATAAGTAAAAAAGTAAAAGGAAATGGACGTAAAAGAAAAGTATACTTCAACAGAAGTAGCAGAGTTATTAAAAGGTGTTCCTAAGAAAGGTAACGTTGAGATCAGAATGATAAACCCTAAAAAAACAGGAAGTGTAACAATGAGGGATTATACCATAACTGATGAAAACGGAGCTACTGATTACAGACCCTTTTTAGATGCCAATGGAAATCATAGGGTAGCGAAGTACACGAAGAAGAAGATTTTAAAGATGGACAGCAAAAACGACAGGTTGGAGTATGTTCATTTAAAGAATCATCCTCTTTATTTGACTGGAGCTACTGCTATATTTACATTGTTTAATTATGAGGATGAAGCAAGTGATTATGTTAATCTTAAGAAAGCAGCAGCTAAGGCTGATGGTATGATTACAGATTTTACTGGTCAGAAACTTCGAGACCTTGCAAGAGTGGTTCAAATAGTTGTTAGAACTGGTTCTTCAGAAACCGTATTAAAGCGAGCTTTATACGAATATGCAGAATCTAAGCTTGACACTTTAGGAAACACTGGAGCTTTGGAAATCCTTAAACAATTAGAGTCACCTGATTATGACACTAAAGTGTTATTGTTTAATGCAATGGACGCTAAAGAGGTTCAAGTAAAGGGTGGTAGGTATCTATTTGGTCAGATAGGAATGGGAACGACTTTCGATACTGCGCTACAGTATTTAATAGACAATCCTGATTTAGAATCGGAATTGAGTAAAAAGTTAAACTTTAAAGACGTATAACGATGACAATAATTGAGATGCATGCACTTTGCGATTTGTTAATAGATAAGGCAGACGCTCCTTGGTTTAATCCAGGTGAGAAGGATGACTTTATTAATTTAGCGCAGATAGAGTATCTTGATAACAGTTATAGGTTTTTTGAACTCAATGAAGAGATAAGGGAGAAGCTATTACCGCTTGTTAGGAGTACTACTTTTGTAGGGCCAATTCCTTCAATTGACTTGAGTGCGATTACGGACTTTAGGTATATATTGAGCTTAAGAGGAGACTTAACTGATAATTGTGGGGTATTGCAGACGAAAGCAATACCTCCAATTCAGTTAGATGATGAGGTTAGGAATCAAGATGATCCGTTTAATAGGAATGACAATGAAAGTCCTGGATATACTCAGGAAAATAATGGTACTTCCAATTTGGCGATTTTTGTTTCTACAACTAATCCTCAAAACTTAATATTAAAGTTCTTGAAAACACCAGTTGATGTTTTTAACGATATTAATACGCCTGCTAATAATGTAAACTGTGAACTAGCTGGTTCTAGTCATGAAGAGATAGTTAATATAGCCGTGAGGAAAATGTTAGCGACTGTTCAAGATCAGTTACAGTATCAGATGCAGAGTAAGGAGGCACAAATACAATGATTATGAAAGCAAAGGCAGAATTTAAGAAGAAGGCTGATTTAGCATTAGAATTAGACAAACTAGGCGTTGAATACGCTAAAATACAATCTGGAGCTAATGAAGGAAAAGCCACACAATCTGTAGATGAGTTGTACGAGCTTTATGTGGGTTCTCTTAATGGTGGTGCGGAAGCAAAACCAGCATTTAGAAAGACACCATTTAAGACTGGTTTAATGGGTCGCAGATAAATTAATGAATTATTTATTTTAAAAAAAGAAGAAAATGAGAGATTATTTCGCAATTTTAGCAGAGGCATACGTGCCATCTGTAACGGGTTCTGGTAGTAACGCAGTTATTAACATTAGCCCAGATTATTCAGTTCCATTGTCATGGGTATCTAACGCTGTTACTTTTGTAGCAGCAGCAGGTACAGCAGGTGACGCAGTAGTTACTTTCGCAGGTACTTACGCTATTGGAGATTTTGTAAGAGTTACATTAACTACTCAAGCTAGAAGTAGCCAAGTATTAACTAAGTCTTACACGCACACTGTTCAGTCAGGAGCAACATCTGTAACAGCTGTAGCAACTGCTTTCGCAGCTTTGATTACTGCTGACATCAATGCAGGTCTTAGTGAGTATTACGCTTCAGCGATAAACGCAGCAGGTGTATTAACTATCACTCAAGCAGAGCCAGAAAGTAAAGCTATCCAATGTGTAGCTTATACTGATAGTGCTGCTGGTACAGCGGTAGTTGTTGTTACTCCAACTGTTGTTTCAGAAGGTCAACCATCTGATTTAGTAGCTAGAGGTATTCCAGCAGGAGACATTAACTTAGCGTCTTACGACACTGTTAAGTTTATTGTAGCTGCCGATGCAGCATCTCCTTTTATTGATTCTCAAGGGAAGACAGTAAGAGAGATTTACTGGTACGGATCTAACCCTCAAGGGGCTGTATTAGCTGGTTTGATTCCATAACAGGAAGTTAAATTGATTTATAAATTAGGTGGAGCAAAGTTTGTTCCACCTTTTTTATTTATATTTATATATAAATTAGACAGTTATGACTTTAAATCACTACGCTTACAACATTAGAAACATAGCTAGGGCAGGTCAAGGTAACTCAGACGATGATTCTTTAGACATAAGACAGGTTAAGTTTTGGGTGAATGCTTGGAGGGCTGTAGGTGTGCTACAAAGAACAGAATACGGTAAACAGATTGATCCTCAATTGGTTCAAGATTTAGGCGTTATTCCATTGGAAACTGTAGATGTAGCTGACTCTAGCTGTCCTCCTGTTGAATATGGGTGTACTATCAAAAAGATTATACTACCGAAGTTAGTTGACTTTCCTTACAATAGAGGGATTGTATTTGTGGGTAAGATTGATAAACGAACACAGTTTATAATTGATTCTGCTGATACTACTATGTTTAAGGAAGCTACGCAGTTTGGGGCTTTAACTAGTAGGGTTTACATGGTAGGAAACACTATGTATGTAAAATTATCTGCTAAAGATAAAGGATTAAAGTACATTAATGTTAGGGGGGTATTTGAAGATCCAGAGAGTGTTGCAACTTATGTAGCTCCAGGGTGTGATGCTAAGTGTTATGATTCTTCTGTAGATGAGTATCCTATGCCACTTGGGATGTATGATTTTGTAACAAAGAATATATTAATGACTGAGCTTAACATGACGTTACAGACAGCAGAAGACGAACTAAACAACGCTAAGAGTGAGCAAGGAGTGGAAAGTCCAATTAAAGGATAGTAAGGGCGTTTGTACTACCTTTGCTGTTTACAGTGAGGTTGTTGAGGACATAAAGAAAGACCTCAGCAATCTTAAGAACAATAGACGAAGGGTTATTACATATAAAGTTTTTACGTCTGTTATGATGCTTTATTTTAAGCTAGTTGTAAAAGAGTTGTGGGATGGTTATTTTTTCGCTCTAAACAATAGGCTCGGAGAGATTAGGATAGCTAAGAGAAAGATGGATAGGTGGATTCCTAACACGCTTAGGAGAAGTAGTGTTGATGGTCAGGTTGTTTATACAAAGCGTAACCAGTTAGAGTTAGCTAGAAAATATAATTGGTTCTGGCATTATTTAAACTGGTCTACTTTTAAGAGATACAGAACACACGAAATAAAAGCTTCTAAGTCCTTTATAGCGGAAATGATGAAGAGAGTTAATAGAGGCGTTGAATATATTG